GATTTAAAACACTTCGTGACGAAGTAGTTAAGGGAGCAGAATAATGAATAAGAATGCTAGAAAAGTTAAGGGTCTTAAAACCCGTAACGGTAAGCCTGTATGGAATAGTGATGAAAATACTGAGAACTATTCAGAAAAAACTTCATCATTTGAATACGGCGATGGTATTCTTGTAACCCCTACAATCGATCCTAATACAGGTGAGTACTACAATCTAGATAAGCTGTTTGAATATTACAAAGAGAACGGCCCTTACGATATGTATACGGGCGAAAAGTTACCTGTATTCGAAGATGAAGAAACCGCTACAGAATATTCAAAGTGGCGTTCCGATAACTTATTCAATTTCGATTTATCAGAACAAGAGTTCTACACAGGTGAATCTGATTTGTATTCTAAGCAAGACGGTTCTGACACCAGTTTAGCAGACAGAAAGCAAGACATGATCGATTTTGTGGCAGGAGCAAGGGACAAAGTTTATGACGTATTTGGCATTTCTGATGATGAGAAGACAGGCTTTGCGCTGGGCGGTCTGGCAGTTGCTAACAAGGGAATTAAAACAGTTGAAGGACAGGATATGGCTAAGAAGAAATTCCAATTAGACCGTAAGAAAGCCGATAAGAACGGTGACGGTAAATTAAGTAAATATGAAGAAACTACAGGCGAAGCCATACAAAAAGCTATGGATGATGACGAGCTTATAGAGATGTCTCATGGCGGTATGGCTTGCGGTATGATGTCTGATCCAGAAAGCGGTAACGATATTCCTGTAGGATCTAGTGCAGAGAATGTACGTGATGATATCGAGATCATGATATCTGAAGGTGAATACGTTCTCCCTGCCAACGTAGTTAAATGGCACGGTCTAAAACACATTATGGATATGCAATCAGAAGCCGAGATGGGCTTGATGAGCATGTATGATACTGGGCTTATCCAGTACACAGACGAAGAAGGTGCTGAAGAACCTGAAGAGGTAGAAGCAGCAGAAACAGATGCTCCTGAAGAGGACGTCGAAGTCGAAGTCGCTACTGTAGAAGTAGACGACAAACTTGATGATGATGAGGAAACTGAGGAGATTTCCCCACGCACATCAAACCTACCAAGTGTGATGCAACGAAAGAGTTATGCATTTATATCTTAATTAAGGGCTACTCGCTTTATGCGACCCCCGTGAGGCAATAATGGCAAAATATCGAAGAATAGAAGAAGAAGACAATGGGCTATCTTACGCAGAAGAGTTTGAAGCTCAAAACCCTGCAAAAGAGCCTGAAGTAGTTGAAGGCGAAGATACAACATATAAGAAACGATATGGTGATCTCCGACGACACTCGCAGCAGTTGATGCAACAAAAGGATCAAGAGCTACAAAAAATGAAAGCTCAACTAGATCAGGCCGCCAAAGGTCAGATTAAGTTTCCTAAGACAGATGAAGAGATTGATGTCTGGTCTAAGAAATATCCTGATGTAGCAAAGATTGTGGATAGCATCGCTCGAAAACGTGCTAATGAAGCACTTGCCGAGGGCGAAAAGCGTATGGAAGGATTACGTCAGTTAGAAACTAAGCTTACCAAAAAGGAAGCTGAACAAGAACTGATGAAAGTACATCCTGACTTTGGCGATATTAGACAAGACCAAGGATTCCATGAGTGGGTTGCTATGCAGCCAAGCTATATCCAAGATGCTTTATATAAGAATAACACAGATGCTAGAGCAGCTTCTCGTGCAATTGATTTATATAAAGCTGATAGAGGTGCTTCTAAAACTAAATCTAAATCAGCAGCACATGCTGTAGGTAGAACATCATCATCAACACCTAAAGCCGCAGGAAGAGCTACGTTCTCTGAAAGCCAAGTACAACAAATGAGTAATGTTGAGTTTGGTAAGAACGTAGAAGCAATTGAAGAAGCCATGCAAACTGGTAACTTTGATTACGATCTAAGTGGTGGCGCTAGATAGGGTGTTGCAATGACACTTAACTAGTGTTATAATAAAGGTGAAGAGGCGAAGATTAAACGACTCGCCCCTTCCCAGCTTTTTAAAGATACGTCTTCTAAAGACATATCTTCTGAGAGCTAAATTTCTCAATCCAGAATAGAGCCACCTTACGGTCTACCTCTATGTCTTAATATCATACAGAAGAATATCGACGTTTAGTCTACCAGTGTGTTAAGGCCCGTCTGCTATTTAGTTGCAACTTCTTAGTTATTCGCACCCTTATTTATCACTGCCACTTAATTGTCCTCTTCGGTTTTGTTCAGGTTTCGACCTAGCCATTTCACAAGGAGTACATACAATGGCAATCGCAAAAGCATCGGGGTATACCAACCTCAACTCAGGAAATTTTTCGAGTGTAATTTATTCGAAGAAAGTCCAACTCGCATTCCGTAAAAATACTGTTACGGGTGCTATCACTAACTCTGATTACTTTGGGGAAATTGCATCCCAAGGTGATACCGTTAATTTGGCGGCTTAGTAGAGCAATCTACTTCGAAAAACTCTGTGAATTGCTGGGACATCTCTATGAGACAATCAGCAGCGAAGCCTAGAAATAGGAACGTTCAACGACCATTCCGACAGGAAGTAGAGCCAAGTGGCTCGAAGCGCAGAGCATCCCCAGTGGATGATGATATGGTCTGATCTACATGGCGACATGTAGCAGCTTTAAAAAGCGGAATAAGAATTTACGATCTTATTTGAACATATTGCAGAATTATCAAAGAACCAGAAATTTCTGTGTCGCAATACAAGCGTGGCACGACCATAGCTGCACAAGATTTAACTGATGCCGATTTTTCATTAACAATCGACAAAGCTAACTACTTTGCTTTCAAGATGGATGATATCGAAGATCAATTTTCGCATGTCAATTTCATGTCTCTTGCAACAGACCGTGCAGCACACCGTTTAGCTGATCAGTATGACCAAGAAGTTCTTGGCTACTTATCAGGTTATAAGCAGTCTGCTCTACATGCTAATGCAGCCGCAGTTAACGACCAAGTAAATGGTTCTAAAGCGGATACAGCAGCAGGTTCTGACGAATTGTTAGCTTCAATGAAGTTAGACAAAGGTGCATTTGGTAATATCACAACGTCTTCTGCTGGCGCTCATTCGATCCCATTAGCAGCACGTTTACCAGGTGCAACAGCACTACCTACAGCTACATGTTCACCAGCAATGGTTGTAGCTCGTATGAAGCGTCTATTGGATCAAAATCAAGTTGATTCAGCAGGTCGTTGGTTATGTGTAGACCCAGTATTTATGGAACTACTAGCTGACGAAGATTCACGCTTCTTGAACGCCGATTACGGTGACTCAGGTGCGCTTCGCAATGGATTGGTGTTAAATAACTTCCACGGCTTCCGTGTATATACATCATCTAACCTACCAGCAGTTGGTACTGGCCCAGGAACATCTGGTGCAGCTAACCAAAACGCCCATTTCGGTGTTATCGTAGCTGGTCATGACTCAGCGGTGGCAACAGCAGAACAGATCAACAAAACGGAAACATACCGTGATCCAGACAGCTTTGCAGACATCGTTAGAGGTATGCATCTATACGGTAGAAAAATCCTACGCCCAGAAGCGTTGGTTACTGCGAAATATAACGCAGCTTAAACTTTTTATGGGGCTGGCTAATCTGTTAGCCCCATTCCTCTATTTAAGGGTACAATATGCCTAGCACCTATATAAGTTTATGTAATCAAGTACTACGCCGACTAAACGAAGTTGAGCTTGTGGAAGGTGATTTTGCATCTGCTTCTGGAGTACAAGCACTTGTTAAAGATGCTGTAAAATCTGCGGTAGCTAAAATAAACCAAGCTGAGTTTGAGTGGCCTTTCAATGCCGCTGAAGAAACAGATACATTGGTTGTGGGTCAGGAAGAATACACATGGCCTTCATTTTATAAAATAGCTGATTGGAACAGCTTTCAAATCCAAGAAGATACTGCACAAGGTGTAGGTTTCACGACCTTGAAGCATATAGATCGTGACGAGTGGTATAAGAACCACAGGGATAATGATTATGCATCAGGTACAGATGGTATCAGCGTACCACGTTTTGTATTCTCTTCTCATGGTAATGGCTACGGTGTTAGCCCATCGCCTGATAAAGCCTACACATTAAAATTTAGATACTACCAGAACTACTCTGATATTACGGCAGCGGATGACGTTACTAGAATTCCTGATAGCTACGATACAGTCTTAGTAGATGGTGCTTTGTATCACCTGTATATGTTTAAAGATAACCTTGAAGCTTCTCAGGCATCGTTCATAGCCTTCGAGAAAGGTATCAAGGATTTACAAACTTTATACATTAATAATTACGAATACATTCGTGACACACGAGTTAGATATTAATGCCTGATCAAATACAATCTTTCAAATTAGTTTGTAACGGTGGCCTGAATTCCAATGAAAATCATTTAGATTTATCGGATAACAGTCCAGGCGCAGCTACACGTATGTTGAATTATGAGCCGTCACTATTCGGCGGCTATCGACGTATTGAGGGTTATGATGAATACGACCCTGATTATGGGGAAGTTACAGTAGCAGGTGCATCTACAGGCCAAGGTAAAGTCCTTGGCATTGCTATTTTTAAGAATGATGTAACCGCAAGTACAACTATTATAGCTGCACGGCAAGATGCAGGTGCTAGTACTTACAGCTTCTACTATTATACTGCTTTTATAGGTTGGCGTAAGTTTACCTTAGATCACAGTGTTACTCGTTCTATGACTGCAAACGGATTAACAGTTAATAGACTACGCCACCAACAGTTTAACTTTGGTACTGGTAATAATATATGCTTTGTAGACGGTGTTAATGAAGCAATTATATTCAATGGTACGAATTGGAAAGAGATAAAGACATCTCACGCTGGAGGCTATCATGCATCCAATAACACAGCAGGGGGCGCACAAGCGCTTAATGCTCCTGCACTAGTAGACGTGTTTGAAAACCATTTGTTCTTAGCTGGTCATGAAGCTAGTAGGGCGGCTATAGCACACTCTGCCCCTAATGATCCTTATACATGGACATCTGCGGCAGGAGCAGGACAAATAGCTGCTGGCTTTGATGTCGTACAGATCAAACCATTCCGTGATAATCTTTTTGTATTTGGTAATAAAAATATTAAGAAGATTACTGTTACTGCATCAAATGATTTTGCTCTGGAAAACGTAACAAGTAATATTGGCTGTGTGGCTAGGGATAGCGTACTAGAAATCGGTGGAGACTTAATGTTCCTGTCTCCTGATGGCTTTAGACCTGTTGCTGGTACTTCTAGAGTTGGCGATATCGAGCTAGAAACTTTATCTAAGCCAATACAATCTACGCTTGTTGATCTTATTAAGAACGAAGATATGGATGCCTTAACAGGCGTTGTTATACGTTCTAAGTCACAGGTACGTTATTTTGTTACTACAACAACAGGAGGTACTGTAGTATCTGCTGCTTCCTCTATTGGTATCATTGGTGGTTTGACTGACACTTCAGGTTCAATAGAATGGGAGTTTGGTCAGCTACTAGGCATAAGAGCCAGTTGTGCAACATCTGATTATGTAGGCACAGACGAAATTATATTACATGGAGATCATGATGGTAAAGTCTATCGCCAAGAAAATGGAACGAGCTTTAACGGCTCTAATATTATATCTGTTTATGCTACACCTTATTTAGATTTTGGTGAAACAGAACAACGTAAAGTTATACGAAAATTAAATACATTTGTACGTGCCGAAGGCCCATTCGTGATGAACCTAGCAATAGATTACGATTGGGGGGATTACAATACGGCAGTACCTTCAACATACACTCAAACAAGTGCTGGTGCGCCTACAATTTATGCAGGTCGTAATATTACATACAACGGAACTAATGTGGTCTACGGCGGTGCGTCCAAACCACTTATGACATCAGATATTCAGGGTTCGGGCTTTGCAGTTCGAGCTACTTTTGTGACAGACGGACAATCAGAACCATTCTCAATTCAAGGCTTAGTCTTCGAATTTAGTGCGGCAGGGAGAAGATAAAAAATGGCAGGTTACACTCGGCAATCAACTGCTAGTATTATAAATGGTTCTAGTATTACAGCACCACCAATTAATGCAGAATTTAATCAGCTACTAGCTGCTTTTAATGCATCAACTGGACATACTCATAATGGGGCTACAGGTGATGGTGCATACATACCTTTAATAGCGGATACAAATGCTCGTAACAAGGTGGTCGTAAACACTAGCACTAATCAAGTAGGTGTCTTTGTAGAGGTATCTTCAGCCGCAGTAGAACAGTTACGCTT